GACGGACGAGACATAGAAGGTGCTTGTGCTGTTCAAGAAAGCCTGTTGTTCGGCGACTGGCATCTTTGCCATCCATGTCTTAAACGCTTTGGAGTCGATAAGTTTCAGCCAACCTGGGTGATTCGTGTCAAGATACTTTTCAGCCTCTGCATTCTCTGCCGCCAGTTGTTCGGCTCGTTTGCGCACTGCGTCCTGCCTGGCTGCTTCGGCCGCCCGGGCAGCATCCGACTGGCGCTGCCGATCAGCCTCTTGCGCTTGTTGCTGGAGTTCAAATTCAAGCCGGATGCGCTGCATATCCAACTCATGCTGTTGCTTCATAAGCTCTATTTGCCGGTTTGTTTCCATCTGCCGGTCCATAGAATCGGCAAAGGCTTTGGCTGCGCCACCTGCGAAGCCGCCCTGGGCAATCGCCGGCACCTGCGCTGCAGTTACCAGCATTGCAAGCAGAAAATATCGCTTCAGCGGCATATCGTCTTCCACTCGTATTTGTTGGTGTATGGGTTCAGCACCTGCTGCTGGGTGCAGTTGTTGGTCCCTATTGGAGGCACACGCGGTGTCTGGATGGGTTCCACGGAAGGCGGGGCAATAGGGCACACCTTGGGTGGGCAGATCGGCGCAACTTCTAAGGTGCTCGTGCAGATAGGCACGTTTTCGCCATTGGTGCACCTGCAAACACAGCCTGCGTAGGCGTTTCCGGCAATCATGGCCGCCAGCAAAATCAGGTATCGCATTTCATTCCCCCATGTTGAATTGATGAACTTCCAACTACCTGCGGCCGGTGTGCGGCTCCCTAATCTATGTTGTCGGTCTGGTGATAAACAAACTTGCCGATCACCTCTGTGTGCTCATTGCAGGCCTTGCGCGGGTATCTTCGCTGGTCTGGGTTGTCACTGGTAAGCCACCACTCTCCTGCATCGCGAACCATGCGCTTTACCGTGAATTCTCCCTCGTAGCTGACCAAGTAGATAAGGCCGTCTTTTGGCGTGGTGTCCTCAGTGTTCACCACGATGATGTCACCAGCAGAAAATCGGGGCTGCATGCTCTGACCCGTAACTCGCACTGCGAACAATTTGCTCGGCGTGAAGCCCTTCAGTTTGAACCAATCGGCCCTGAACACGATAGGCGGCCCATCGTCAGCCCCGCTGTATTCGATTGAATATCCAGAAATTCCAGCATTGGCCTTCAGCTTTACCCGCCGGATCGCGGGGTAGTCTGGGTTGTTTTCAAGTTCTATGGCCTTCGGGCCGTCGTCAACGGTCCCGGCAATCAGGTCTTCTACCTTGACTTTCAAGACTGCGGCCACCTGTACCAGATTCTCTTTTGAGATGCGTCCTGTCGCAAACCAGTTCGACACCGCGCCGGGCGACACCTCACAGTGAGCCGCCATTTCCTTGGTGGTGATTTCCCGCTCTCGCATGAGCCTTTTTATCAAGATTCCGATATGCATTGCTAAATTCTGCGCCTCGCCGACACAGCAATGCTTGTAATTGGAGTTTAGTAATGCTATATTCACGACATGCACCTAAAAGACTACACCGACAAGCACAGCCAGCTTGCACTGGCCCAGGACATCGAAGCAGCCCCTAGCTTCGTCAACCAGTGGGTGAATGGCAAACGCCCTGTACCACCGGCATTCTGTGTGTCCATTGAAAGGGCGACCAAAGGCTCCGTCAAGCGCTGGGACCTTCGACCCGACGACTGGCACCGCATCTGGCCCGAACTCATTGGCACTGAGGGTTCCCCCGAAATCCCCCAAGCCATTGCGACTGGGGGGTGAGATGCAGCCAATCCACCCCATTGCCGGGCGATTCCGCCAATTGAGGACCATGCGCCTCTCCGCCCAAATCAAAGCCGAGTTCGCCAGGGTCAATGAAGGCTTTGGCGCTGTTTTCCCAACCCCACGAAAGACCACTATGACATCTGAACAAATCCATGAAGTAGCCATGATGGCGGCCGAGTCCACTATGCGCATGAATGGGATGATTTTCCCAGACGTGACGCCTACACCACCAACTCCAGCCGAAGCTGGTGCCAACGTTGTCAGTGCGTACTTGGCCGCCGTGCAAAGACTCAGCGCCGCTGCACCTGTGCCTGAAGCTGAACAACCTGCTTCTTGAGCCCATCGATTTCCGCCTGCGTCAACTTCAATATGTCTCTGAGCAACTCGCCCAGTTCGCGCATCTCTGGATCGCTCGACTGCAACAGCCCGTTGTGCAGTTTGGTGTTGATGTTTGAAAAAGTCATGGTCCCGCCTTTCGGTGATGGTTGTGTAGGAGCAAGCATCGTAAACCGGAAGAGCGGGGCCACCAATTACACCGGAGCCGCTTGAATGGACTTCTCGATCCGTCCCCTCACCACCGACGAGCTCGTCACCCGCGACGAAATCCGCGACCTGGCCCGCACGGCTGCGAACGATGGCCAGCACGTCAATGCTGCCAATACGTATCCAGTTGGTACGCCTGAGCACCACGCGTTCGAGTTCGAGTATTGGGCGGCCGTGCATGACAGCGAGGCTTTGAGTTTGGTTTGAGGTTTGCATGGCCTCAATTCTTTTTTATTTGCCCATTTTTGACATGGCAAGACATGGAAATTCGAAATGACATCTGTTTCCTCACCCCAGCTAACCCTCAATTTTGAGCCGTCCTTGCCGGACCATTTCAAGACGTTGCGCGAGTACATCCAGTTCCGCATTCAGGACCAGCGCCTGAATGCGGCCCAACTGGCCGGCAAGATGGATCTGAGTCCGAGCATCTTGTCGCGCAAGCTCAATCAGCCAGAAGCCGATACGCAGCGCTTCAACTTGGATGACTTGGAGGCCTATCTTTCAGCGACCAAAGATGCGCCAGCGATTGTTGGCTACCTGATGGCTAAGTTCATGGATAACGCTGAGGCCCGCCAGGCGCGGCTGCTGACCAAGTTCGAGGGCTTGTTCCCCCAAATGGCGGAAGCACTGGAGCAGTTGAAGCAGATGAAAGCCGTGTCATGACCTCTTTTTCCACCTACGCCCGCGCCACCAGAACGGAGCCACAGCGTCAGTCTGCTGAAGCACTGACAGCCATTGAAGCGCCGCCAATTGGATTGACCGAGGATGAATTGAAAGACTGGCACGTTTTGGACGTGAAGGCCAAGCTTGCTGGATGGCACATGAAGGCCGCGCACAAGGCTGGAAAGACTGTGACGGCTCGGTTGCATATGGAGGCCATGTATGCCGCAACCAGGGGCCGTATAGCGCTGCGCAGGCTGGGTAATGAGCGGGTTGGGGCTTGCCACTTCGACAGCACTGGAGAGATTGATGCCGGGAGGCTTGCATAGTGGCTGGTGACTGGATCAAGATGCGCGGAAACCTTTGGGATGACCCGCGCGTATCTGCCTTAGTCGATGCGACTGATAGCACCGAGGCTGCAATTATCGGCGGATTGTATTGGCTGTGGGCTACCGCAGACCAGCACACCGAAGATGGTTGCATGCCCGGCCTCACCTTGCGCCAGATCGATCGCAAAACAGGCATAGCGGGCTTTGGTGCGGCATTGGTGACCATCGGTTGGCTGCGCGATGATCCTCAAGGTGTTGTGCTGTCAAACTTCACCGAGCACAACGGAACGTCCGCAAAACGTCGCTGCACAGACGCACAGCGCAAAGCCAATGACCGCAATGTGTCCGCTAACAATGCGGACAAAGCGCGGACAGTGGACGGACAAGAAGCGCCGAAGGTCGGAGCTAGAGAAGAGAAGAGAAGAGTAGAGAAGAAGAAAGGAGCTAAAGCTCCTCTGTCGGCAGACAAGCTGCCGCCGTGGATGGAATTGTTGGTAAAAATTTACCACGAAGTCCTGCCAGAACTGCCTGGGGTTCGGGTCATGGACCAAGCCAGGAATCAGGCCCTGCGAGACTTCTGGGATTGGATTCTCACATCCACCCGACCTGACGGCACACGCCGCGCCACCAACGCTGACGAGGCGCTGGTTTGGGCGCGCGACTACATGGAGCGCGCGCGCAACAACGATTTCATCATGGGTCGCGGACCCAAGTCACCCGAGCACCAAAACTGGGTTTGCTCCATTGAATTCTTATTGTCCAGCCGCGGCATGAAAAAAGTTCTTGAAGAAACAAAGGACCATCCATGAACCCCATTGACGACCCAGAACTGGCATCCTTGCGCGTGCCGCCCCACAGCATCGAGGCCGAGTCGTGCGTCCTCGGCGCCCTACTGCTGAGCAACGCCGCATGGGATCTGATTGCCGACCTGCTGACCGAAAAAGACTTTTACCGCGCCGAGCACAAAGTAATTTTTGGCGCTATTGGCGCGCTGATCAACTCCAGCAAAGCGGCTGACATTTTCACCGTGCACGCCAGCATTGAAAAACATGGTATCGGGCTGCCCTACTTGAACGAACTGGCTCAGTATGTGCCCAATGCGGCCAACATCCGCCGGTACGCTGAAATCGTCCGAGACCGGTCGATCATGCGCAATTTGGTGATCGTTGGTGATGAGATTTCATCGGCTGCATTCGACCAGCGAGGTAAGACTGTCGCCCAGGTATTGGATGCTTGCGAACAAAAACTACTCGCCATCGGCGAGCAGGGCTCGCGCACCAAACAGGGATTCCAGTCCATGGATGACCTGGTCGTGAAGATTCTGGATGACATTCAAGAAATGGCCGATAACCCCCGCACGGTCAATGGTCTTCCTACCGGTTTCCATGATCTTGACCGCATGACGCATGGCCTGCAGGCGGGCGATTTAATTGTGTTGGCGGCGCGCCCGAGTATGGGTAAGACCAGCCTTGCTATCAACATCGCCGAGCACGTGGCTTTGAATGAGGGCCTGCCAGTTGCCGTTTTCTCCATGGAAATGGGCGCCTCCCAGTTGGCGGTGCGTATCGTTGGCTCCATTGGTCGCATTGATCAAGGCCATTTACGCACGGGAACGCTGACCGATGACGAGTGGCCCCGCCTGTCTGAGGCCATCGAAAAGCTGCGCACCATTTCACTGCACATTGACGAAACCGGCGGATTGACGATTGGCGAACTTCGCGCCAATGCACGCCGTCTGGCGCGTCAGGTAGGCGGCAAGTTGGGTTTGGTGGTGGTGGACTACCTGCAGTTGATGAACGATGGTGGCAGCGACGAAAACCGCGCCACGAAACTAGGTGTCATCACCAGTGGACTCAAGCAGATGGCGAAGGAGTTGCGCTGCCCGGTGATCATTCTTTCGCAGCTCAACCGCGAAGTTGAAAAGCGCACCGACAAGCGGCCATTGATGTCCGACTTGCGCGAGTCGGGCGCTATCGAACAGGACGCCGACATCATCGCATTCATCTATCGCGACGAGTATTACACCAAGGACGCATGCCGCGAGCCCGGGGTGGCCGAAATCATCATCGCCAAGCAGCGCAACGGCCCGACCGGAACCGTGCGGCTGGCGTTCCTCAACCAACTCACTCGCTTTGAAAGTCTGGCGCCGGGCTACATGCGGCCAGAAGCACCAATGAAACCGGCGGCCAAGGTGCGCCAGTACCGGGATGACCTATGAACTCAATCAACACACTCACCGCCCAAATAGAAAAGCAGCTACACGACTCGCCGCGCACCGACACCCGGCGCCAGATCGCCGCGGCCCTGATCGTTGATCACCAAACCGAAGTCGCCAGGCTTGTCCCGCTGGCCGTTGTCGATTTCTACCCGGCCACCCCGACTACGCCCGCGAAGCCTACAACCACTACCGGGAGACGCTCCAATGGCTGAACCTACCTGCGCAAAAAAAATGAAAGTCGTATTTCTAGACTTTGATGGCGTACTGAATAGCCATCGCACCGCCATTGCGTATAGCGGAGTTTCCTATTCTGGTTTGTCAGACTTCCGCGCGAAGATGGATGATGTTGCCATTCGCCTGATCGGTGGTATTGTCAAAACGGCCGGGGCGAACGTTGTGCTATCCACATCATGGCGCAATGATTCTGCCTGGGAAACCTACGGACCAGCTTTGGGGCTTCCTGTTATTGGGCGTACGCCAGTGGTTGGGCCTTCGCGTGGTCATGAAATCGCCGCTTGGCTGGCGCAACACCCAGAGGTCGATCAATACGCAATCATTGACGATGAATCCGACATGCTGACCGTGCAATTGCCGTACTTTGTGCATACGAATGGATGCGATGGCTTCACATGGAAAAACGCGCTGTCACTCGCGTACTTAATGGGCATCAACATCTACGATGTGAATCACCCGGCGAAGGTTACCACATGATAACCACCGCCAAAACACGCAAGTGCAAAGTCTGCAAGACGCCATTCCTACCCGCTCGCATGGGCCAGAAGGTTTGCGGCTACGACTGCGCTCTGACCATTGCACCAAGTGAGCGCGCCAAGGCTGAGAAGGTCGCCAAGGTCAAAGAGCGCAAGGCCGACCAAGCGAAACGCCAAAGCTTCAAGACCATCGCGCAACTGATCGCAGACGCCCAGGTCCAGTTCAATGCCTTCATCCGCGAGCGCGACAAGGCTAAAGGCTGCTTTGTGTGTCACCGACCATTCGCACCAGTCCCCGGCCAAGTGCAGCACGCCGGCCATGTTCGCAGCCGTGGCGCTGCTGGACATCTCCGCTTCAACGAAGACAACTGTATGGGTGAATGCGAGGGCTGTAACGGCCCACACGGTGCCAAGCCGCACCAGATCAAGGCTGGAGCCATAGCGCGTATAGGCCAAGAGCGATACGACGCCCTGGAGGCCGATAACGAGCCGCACAAATGGCAGCGTGACGAACTGATCGCCATCAAAGCCAAATACACCGCCCTAGCGCGTGAATTGCGGGGCCGCGCATGACCCACAAAAACGAAAACCCAGTTGTTGACGCAACTGGGCTCTCTAACCAAGCCACTGAAAGGACCAATGACATGGCTGAACCGATTTTATACCTTGATTTTTTGCGGCGCAAAACGCACAGCACTGGCTACTTTGGGTTTGACCCGATATGGCTGCCGGACTCGTCCTTTGACTTTCAGGACTACATCATCACCAAAGCCATCCGCAAAGGTCGCATCGGAATGTTTGCCGATACCGGCCTGGGCAAGACCCTGATGCAGGTAGTGATCGCGGAAAACATTATCCGCAAGACAAACAAGCGCGTGCTGATTCTCACGCCGCTGGCCGTCGCCTTCCAGTTTATTGACGAAGCTGAACGCATCGGCGTGTCTGACATCGCCCACAGTAAGGACGGTACTCTGTCCAAAAAGATCACTGTTTGCAACTATGAGCGGTTGCACCTATTGAACCCGGAAGACTTCGAGTGCGTCATGTTGGACGAATCCAGCATCCTGAAAAACTTCGCCGGCAAGACGCGGGACCAGATCGTTGCCTTTATCAAG